TCAGGAGAGACTTCATCGAACCAGGGGGGACATTCATCAGCAGGCGGGTTATACGGCCGTCTGTGACCGCTTCCAAGTGCAGGCAAATAGCATCCAACGCCCAGCCCCATTTAAGCGGCTGCGCTGGCTCTAAAACCTTCCAAGCACGTTTAGCGAACTCAGCCAAAGACCGGCGGCAAAGTTCACGCTCTACATTCAAAAGGTCAATCTCTGTCAGCTGCATCTTTTGCGGCCATGATTTCGGCTAGTGTTTCGGTCGATAACTTGGTCGTGTCAATGTTCGATTTAATCTCAATCGGATTCTCTTTATCGCCGGATAATTGGATTTTTTCTCCGTATTTTCTTGGTGCTAATTTTGAAAGCAACCATTTTCTTGTATCAACCTGCAAACGCTGTTTTTGTACTGCGCCTGAGTCAGTAGCGCCTGAATCAGTAGTCCCAACCGGTTCATCTGCGATTTCAATCGCATCATTTGCGATTCGCTCAATCAAATCATCACGCGCACGCATGTACTTGTCAGCAAGCTCTTTATCCTCACTAACCCACAACAAAAATGTACTGTTCGGAATCCCTGCTTTTTTGCATGACTTAAAACAACTAAGCCCATCATTTGACATGCCATCAAGCACTTTTTTAATAATTTCGTCTTTTTGAGCGTGAGACTTACCCATTTAATACCTTTCTCTGCATACAGTGCAGGTCTGAGGTATTACGATAATTCATTTATGAGCAAAAAAAAAGGGGCTTTCGCCCCGTAATTATTTAACTTCTTTTACGCAATGTCATCATGCGTCATTTCTCTACCCCTAATCGCGTCTTAATCAAATCAATAGCCTTCTGCCACTCAGCCTTGCACCCGCAGCATGTCGGTGTGGTAGGGCCAAGCAGGTTTAACAGTTCTTGAAATAGGGTAGTATCCTCAGGCGCAGGCTCCTGCACATAGACAAAATTCTGCCAATCTTTTATTAGAGGAGTGTTATCGAGAGAAAGGCTGCGCATTTCTGCAAACTCTCTAAGCACCTTCACCGCGGGTGATGCGTCATCGGCGCTAGATAACATCAGCCGTTCCTCCCGAGATGTAAGCCAACCCATTAAGTCAAACAACACTCCGGCGATTACTGTATCCACCACTGGCTGCACATCAGCGGCGGGTGGGTGAGTATACAAAGGCACTCCCGCAGAGCCAGCCGTCACTTCACGCCAAACCCCGTCCGTAAACTTTGCGAATTTGCCTACAGGCTGCGCATCTTGCAATTGGCTCATTCAATGCCTCCGTTCATCACCCAGTCTTTTGCCTTTTCAAGCATGAACAACGCATCAGACCTTGACATGCGTGACGACCTTACAAATAGCGCCCCATCGCTGTCAAAACCAACGATCAATACATCTTCAAGGAGACCTTCTTTAGTTAAATCAAAGGCGGATTTCAGTGCCAGCTCAGGCGTAAAGTTTGTACTAGCCGGAAGACTGATGACTTTTGCGTTGTTCATCCCATATCCTTTCCAATCTCTGCAGCTGCCCGAACAATTGCGCGGCGTGTTGCTTCGTATGGGTCTTCGTTCATTGACAATCCGACAACCTCCACTCGACTAGGAACCCACTTGATTTTCACCGCCAGCCTTAGCGCGTCACCGTCATCTTCAAGTGGATTCCAGATCTCATACCACGCTGAATCATTCGGCGGATCTCCAGAGCCTTGAAGATAAACCCACCACAATTTTCCCCCCATCAACTCACTGTACCCGTCTGAAATCGGATAGCCAGCTCCTTTTGCAGCCAACTCTATTAATTCTTTGTCAGTCATTTTCCACACCTCTCTTTAAGCATTTCGTCTGCAAAGATGTATGAAAACTCTGCATTTTCAGAAACTGAACCTCTATAATTCGGATTCGCTAAAATTCCTTGCATAGCTTTTGCAGCGAAATAATCACGCAAAGTCATACCCTCGTAACCAATACCGGTTCTGCCAAGACACGGAAACGCTGTCCCGCCTGTTTCAATCTCTTCGCTGGTCATTGTCCTGGCCGAAAGCAAAGCTAAAATTTCGTCGGTTTTTGTCATAACAACACCGCAAGTTGTGCCCAAGGAGTACCTTTTACAGACTGCTGGAATTTTTTTATTTCCAAGACTGACATGTACCCGTTAAATTTTTCAGGATCTGCTTTCTTTTTTTCCTCTGCCAGCTTGTACGTAAACTCTGTTGTAAGCGTTTTCTTTACCTTGCCCACCCCTTCAATAACCCCCTTGCGCTTTAGGGTCTGTATGCGCCCCTGAACGATTTTCTTTTCCTCTCCAAGAATTTCAGCGATCTGGGTAGCCGAAGCAACTTTCAATTTTTTCAAGGTTTCAATGACCTTGCACTGCTTTTTTCCGGCAATCATTTTTTCATCACCATTTCTGCCCACTTGCGAGCGTGTTCGTTGTTTGTGGTTGGCGCCGATAAAATATCAAACGCCCATTTTTTGTTGCTATCCACCTGCACGATTTCAGGCAGGTGAATTGGCACCTCTACCGGCTTTTGCTCTGGCAGCTTTTCCATGCTTTTTATTTGCTGCGTTAATAATGAAATTGGTTTCATATATTCCCCATTAGAGGGGGTTTCCCCCCCCTGCGTTTATCGGCTTGTGACTTTTACGGTGAACACCGCAGTTTGTTTTGTGTACTTTGCAAGCAAGTCTTTGCTGATGTTCAGATCTGAGCAAAGCGACTTGTAATCTACTGAGCTGCGGTTTGACTCGCTGTAAGTAGCCTTGAACAAGCGGCCTTCGTAAGATGTTGCCCCGCCAGTGCTGGCGAGGTCTTTGATTGAATCTTTGATTTCCTCAGCCTGCTTTTGCAGATCTGCGATTTCTGCCAGAAGGCGACCAAGATGATCTACCTGTGCTGATTGAAGTGAGCATAGTTCCAGTTGCGTTGTAATCATTTTTTTTCCCTGTCGATGTTGCGTTGTCGATGAAAGAATATTAACACACTAATAAAAGAAAAGGTGAGCATTTTGAAAAAAAATTAAAAAAATTTTATGCGCTCGCCCTATCCATCGCCCGATTACTTGCCTCAAGACTGCGCCAGACCTCCGCTTTGGCCTGAGCCGATACCAACATCCACCGCAGTGATTCCTCCCGCTCTACTGCGCTTTTAAGCCCTTCCAGCAGGCTTATGTATTCGCCACTGGCGTATGCTTCACGCTCTTGCGTTGCAGAGGTTTTGAAGCCGTTTAATTCTGCCTGTTGCATGAGAATGGCTTTTTTAGACTTCCGCATTTCCTCCAAATACACCCGTTCGGCTTTGGCCTGAGCAAATAATTTTGCGTTGTCACGCATGAAGTCCAGCACTTTGTGAATGTCAATGTCAGTCAAGAATTATCCTTTTGCAAGCCCAGCCTGCCTTCAATTTTCGCCAGCCGTGAACCTCAATCCTGATGCCGGCCTCTCGCACCTTCGGGGTGATTTCGCTATCTGCTATTTTTTTCTCACGTGCTGATGTGTTGCTCCCGCTAGTGACCTGAACCGCTAGAACCTCCCCTTTTCTGATGGCCAGAATATCCGCCCATCCCCACAGGTCTTTACGTGTGCGGGTAAAAGAATTCCATTTTTCCACAATTTCGCAGTGATAACCTTCTTCCCGAAGCAAGGCTAGACTGCGCTGTGTTGGTGATGTTTTAGCCATTTAGCGCCTCGATTGTCCAAGCCAGCAGACTCATCTCATCCTGCCGTGCGTTTTTCAGTGCTGACCGGTCACCATGCACCCCACCAGCGCCTCGGTGATGCTCTGGGCATAGTGGGATAGTCAAGAAATCACTGTTCCTCTGAGCCATTCCTACGCCTTCCCGCAGGTGGTGCACTTCTGCCGGTGTTGGACCATATCCAATGACCTGGCACAAGCTACAACCGAGTTCAGCTACCCTACTCATGTATTTTTTACCCATTTAATCGCTCCGCTTCTTTTTTTGCTTCTTCAGCACTGTCAAAAGTTCCGATCAATTTTTTATCATCCCAAAGCAAAAACCCGGCTTCTTTTCCAGACATAAACCGAGCGATATGAAATCGCCCGTTACTTATGCTTTCCTCGCTTGTCTTAAACCATTTAAGCAAAATTCAACCTTCCAAATTCATCACGCTGCACATTTTCTGCGAATTTGTAATCATTCCCCTGCTCAATTACGTTGCCCAGCTCCACATGTCGGAACAGTATTTTTTCTAGACGTTGGTCATCCTTCGCCCCCTCGGATAAAAACCACAAGGCGTATTCAGATTTCAGAATTTTAGCCCACCGAAAGTGATCAATAACGTTTGTAATAGAGTTCATTTTTTCCCGATCATTAAGCGAAGTTGCGATAAGTATTGCGCTGCGATTTCTTTGTTTTGCTCATTCTTTGGCGGTGGCAACAATCCTGCTGCGTGTTCGCCAGACAGTCTTCCCATTTTTACGGCTTCGTTTAAAGCGTCCTCACGCCTTGCGGCATCAATTCCTATACTTGGGTACCACTTTAATGCTGCGTTGGCTGGAAGGCCGCTCAAAATGCGTTCATAAGCCGATTTAAAAGCCATTCGCGCACCGGTTCTGTCTGGCAATACGTTTTTAGCGACTCCCCACGCCTCCGCTATCGGCTGCGTCCAGACAACGGTTGAGTATTCATCTTCGGCTTGCATCGCAATCGACCACGCTTCATCAACTCCAATCTGTGCTTTAACCCGTGGTGATAATTTCTGAATCTGTCCGGCAATATGCGCAGGCATTGGAGCAAACCTTCCCGCGTCTGGGTCTAGCATGTGGGCTTCCATCGCAGCGCGGAAGGTCTCAATGTCGAATCTTTGCATCAACTTCCACCACATGCGCAACGTTTCACGCAAAGCATCTTCTTCAGACTTTTTCCCATACTGGCTTAAAGCAGAAGTTAAAATAACGCTAAATTCTCTTTTATCGCTGTCGTTCATTTCCATTCCCCTGTTTCTGCATCAAATTCAATTACGTTTGAACTTCCGGAAAACTCATCCAAAATTTTGTCTATCACTTTTCCTTTTGCCGCTCCAGCAGTCTGAACCCACTCGGCCTTGAATCCTGACCAACCACGAGCGCACATCGTTTCTAAAGCGGTTTCTAGGCTCATCCCTGCTTTGTCTGCCTCGGCCTGTATGCTTTTCAAAACCGTCTCAGTGACTGTGGCCTTCTTTGCTTTCCTGTGTGCAATCCAGTCTGCCCAAGTCTGTGCTGATACGTCATCAGGTTTAGAGACAATAGAGCGCGTAGCGCTGGCCGCTTGCGGCTTTTCTTTTTTTTTCTCTACCTCTTTTTTTCTCTCTACCTCTACCTCTCCCTTTGTCTCTGTCTCTGTCTCTGGTGCATCATCTTGATATCGCTCTGATATCAATTCGATATCATCCAAGTCTAAAAATGGCGTGAGTTCTTTTAAAGCATTGATTACTTTGACTTTATCCATCCTCAGCCTGAATGCAATGTCATCAACGCATGGTAGATTTCCTTGCATTTGCTTGTCCTCAGAAGCAAGAAGCCAAATGCCAACTAAAACACGAAAGGAACAGTCTGATATCAAGCTGATATCACGGTGATCCAAAATGTCTCTGTAAAGTTTGATCCATGGAGGAGACCGGTCTTTGAAGTGCTGAAGCTTTGCGAAGTTCTTTACTTTCATTTGACAGCCCTTTTTGCCGTTTCGATCATTTTTTTGATCTTTAATCTATGTGTTTTTACATGCCTTGAGGCGCATGACACACAATTGTCATTTAGTACGTACCTTGTCGTTTCCCCGCACTTTGGGCACTGCCTTCCTTCGTACCTTGCGTGGCCTTTGCTTATTGCGTCCGATCTTGCTTCGTTCATAACCGCCTTTCAGATAAAACTACATCTTACTATTTCACTCTCAGACAGTAAAGCGCTGTTTGCGTTTTTTTTGCATACCGTTAAAATTCATTTGTCGGCGTTCTTCCCTGTTCACCGGCCACCACCCCGAGACTGGTTGCGTCAGTTGTCGGGGTTTTTCTTTGCCTAAAAAAAAATTCAAAAAAAAGCAAAAAAGCCAACACACACTAATAAATTGTGTTTATAATCTAATCTCTTTCAACGCAACGGAAAGCAGCAAAATGAATTCTTCAAATTACCCAGCGGGCGCATACGAGGCTCTAGTTAAACAAGAGCGCGCAGAAATGCGCTACACGGTCAGAGTGGCTGATCTTGTAGAGCGAGAAAAAGCAGAAGTTGCAGAGACCCTACAAAAGCCTTTTGTCGAGGCATACGACACACTGGCAGAAGTAGACGAGCGCATTTGCCACGAGGACATGTATCAAGTAATTCACCTAATCGCTGCTGGCGCATCAGATGAGGTTGTCGGGGCGTTGTTCTCCAAATACGTAAAGTTGGCAATGTCAGAAGTGGCAATCAGAAACGCTTATTACGCAGCAGAAAACGAATAAACCACACGGGGGAGAAATCCCCTACAACCGAAAGCAAAAAATGAAAAAATCCGAAAACATATGTGACCTGGCATTCGCACTTGCAAAAGCGCAAAGCGAAATGCAAAACCCGCAGTTCGACAGTAAAAACCCGCATTTTAAATCGTCATACGCTAGTCTGGCGTCCGTTCGCAATGCTGTTGTGCCTGTGCTCGCACGTAACGGGTTAAGCCTGTTACAAGACGTTACAACAACCGATAGCGGGGTAACTTGCTCAAACTTGCTGATGCACGAGTCAGGACAATGGATTGAAACTGAAGGCATCACGGTTTTTGTAGACAAACAGAACGCCCAGGGAATTGGCTCAGCAACGACATACGCCAGACGGTTCAGCTTGATGGCTCTGGTGACTGTTGTCGGTGATGACGATGACGACGGCAATGGAACAATTCAAATCAGAGAGCCGGAAGCAAAAAAAGACTTGTTTTTGGAAGGGAAGATAAAAGATTGCAAAACGCTTGATGAGTTGGCCTTGACGTGGAAGGCAATCATGCCAGCACAGCAAAAGTTGCTTGCAGATGCAAAAGACCAACGCAAGAAGGAACTTTCATGAAAACGATTGAGTTAAATTTTGAGCAACGCTCACCGGAATGGTTTAACGCCCGTTTGGGCTGCGTTACCGGCTCGGGTGTGGCAAATGTACTGGCAAAACTAAAGACCGGAGGGGAGGCCGCTACACGCAAGCAATACCGCACAAAATTAGCGGTTGAGCGAATCACCGGCATGGCTCAAGAAAGTGGGTTTGTTAGCGGCGCGATGCAATGGGGAATCGACCAGGAGAGGTTCGCCCGCGGAGCTTATGAGTCACTGAATGGCGTAATGGTTCGTGAGGCCGGTTTCATTAAAGTAAAGGATGAGTTCATTGGGTATTCCCCGGACGGGTTCAATGGAGCAAATTTAATTGAAATCAAATGTCCTGAGTCAGCCACGCATTTTGAATACCTTGAAGCTGGCCGCCTTCCGTCACAGTACAAGCCCCAAGTTCAATTCGGCCTATGGGTTACTGATGCGGAGTGGTGCGACTTCGTAAGTTATGACCCACGGTTCCCAGAGCATTTACAGCTTTTTGTCCTGCGGGTTGAGCGTGACGAGGACTACATAAAAAGCATGGCAGAAGAAGTTAATTTTTTTAACGATGAAGTTTCACAAATTACTAAAAGAATGGAAAAGAAATAATGTTTACAGCACTTTTTACAATCGGGCGCGATGTTGAGGTTCGTTTTACTTCTGGCGGTGATGCTGTCGCTGGAGTGTCGTTGGCATACACACACGGACGCAAGGGAAAGGACGGTAAGCGCCCCACGCAATGGATTGATGGCACCATCTGGGGCAAACAGGCAGAGTCACTGGCGCCGTATCTGACCAAAGGAACAAAGATTGTTGCCACGCTTGATGAAATCCACATTGAGAGCTATGTCGGAAAAGATGGCGCAGAAAAATCTAAACTGGTCGGGAAAATTGTAGGTGTTAATTTTGCAGGAAAGCCTACGGATGCAGACCAGCCAGCACCACCAAAACCCAAGCCGGTAGCGGACATTCAGGACGATGTTCCGTTCTGATAAAAAATAATTAAAAAACTCCCCGTTTTGTTTTTTGTTGTGTTAGTATACTTATATTGATTCAACGGGGAGAGAAAAATGAAGTCAAAAATGATTTATGAAGCAGCACAAGAATTAAGAAAAACCGCTGATCGTCTGGAGATTGAGGCCAGAAAAGAGGCGATAAAAGAAGCGCAAGACATTTCAAAAATTCTTGGATATTTGATTGAGATTGATGAGTTAAAAAAACAGATTGAAAGCAGAAGGAAACAAAAATGAAATATAACAAGTTTGAGAAAGCACCCAGGACTAGGCTTGATGCTTATGGTCAAAACGTATTTATTTACGAGGACAACTGGATGGATCGACATCCGATGTTTTGCGGCGGGGTTGTCGGTTTTGTTTTTGCAGTTATCTTATTTATTGGAATTGGAGCATGAGAGATGATTTTATTCGCTGTTGCGCTGTCGGCGTGTGCGCTGTTTTATGTTTTTTAGTTTGTTTTTATAGCTTTATATCAATAATGGGGATGCGATGAATACTTGCGAATTGAAGGAATACAAAGAGTTGCTTATCAATTTGATAAACCCTGAAAAAGGTTTTCGAAGTGAAATCCCGCTGTATGTACTTCAGCAAATTGCAAAAACATTAAACCGGTGGAACGAAAGCGATGCGGTTTAAGCGCCCAAGTCTTGCGCAAGTTCAGACTGTTTTTGGCGGTATAGAGTTGTTCTGTTCTCAGTTAATAGCCGGTGAGGTTTATTCTACTGAGGACGGAACGGTTCTTTACAAAGACCTTGAGGGTTTGTACTACATTGCGCACCCAGCCGTTCTTGGCCTTGCTGAAGTGATTGAATCACTATCAAAAGCGTTCAAGTTGAGCCTTGATTTTGAGGCCATGCAAGAGATGGCCAGAAAGTTACAGGAAAAAGAGGAAATACCACCTGATTTTGCCAAGCGGTTTGAGGATTCAATAACTCAAGCAAAAAAAGCATATTTCAGAATGAACGTTTACAAAGTGAGAGAAATTGTCCGGTCTTTGGAAATTGGCTGGCGCATACGGGGGGAAATATGAGCGTAGAAAATGTATTAAATGAGCGCGGTTTAAGGTACGGACAATTCAGAGACCATGCTCTTATTTCACAAAGCCTCAAGACCATTTTAAATGGAGAGTTGAAAAAGAGAGATAAAAGCCTATCATCTGACCAGATGGAAGCGCTGGAAATGATTTTCCATAAAATTGCCAGAATTGTAAACGGCGATTCAGAATATATCGATAGCTGGGTGGACATTGCAGGATATGCTACTTTAGTTGCGAATCGTTTAACTTCGGAGAATGGTTAGTATGAAAAAGATTGTTTTTATTTTGTGCTTTGTAATATCGCCTTGTTGCTTGGCTAATTACATTACAACGTGCCAGACGCTACCTAATGGTCAAACAATTTGCACGACAAAAAAAGTTGGCACTTTTTAAATTGTAAAAAATGATTTTTCTAATTATTTTGGAATTTATAATAAACATTATTGAGGGATTATGAGTGACTCAGCTCAGAGAGCAGTAAAAGCCCATTTAGAAAGGCATATTGCGTCAGGCGGCTCAAAGGTAACAATTTTACTTGGCGCAAAAGAAACTGAAATTTTAAAAGAAATTTGCGATCTAACCGGACTATCAAGAACGGTTGTAATCAATAAACTTATTGTTTCAAGGAAAATATGATTAAGCCAGTCGCGTGGATGTTGATATTAAATTTGCCAAATTTTAACTCAAGTCAAATACTTTTTTTGACATTCAGCGAGGCAATAAATTACAAAAACGAGCAAGAATTGCTTTATCGCAGAATAAAATACTCAGACCCTATCGCTTTATACACAGGTTCAATACCTGAAGGATATTCACTTGTAAGAAGCGAAAATAGAAAGTCGTTTATAAACTATGCAAGCGAGAAAATAAATAAATTTTTCAAATGTATAAATTGATTAACGATTTTTTAACTTTTCAATTGTTCGCATACCGCCAAGACCAAGCATGCCCATCAACAAAGTCATCAGGGTGTCATTCTCTATCATCGGAAGCTCTAACGCCTTCCCCGTAATCATTGCAAATATTGCGGGGAATATAGGCCGAAAAATAAAATTGTAACCAAGTCCAAACGCACAAATCCACCCACATGCTGGCCTCCACCCACCTCGAAATAAATCAGAACCTGCTTCGACTTTATTGATTTCAGATTGCGCTTTTGATAGCTCAAGCACAAAATCAATTTCTTTTAACTCACCAGCTTGTTGCAGCTTAAAAAGCTCTATTTGCGCTAGTGCTTTTTGCTGCGGGTCTGGAAATAGGCGATCAATAACCTTTGTTCCTATTTCTAAAACGCTACCAATCAATAATGGGTTCATGCTGGGTAATCCTTCCATGGAAGTTGAAAGTGAGGGCCATCTTTGAATTTCTTCCAATCCCCACCCCATTCTATTTTGATGGAAACGTTCTTTGCAGCCGTTTTCATGCAGTCACCTAAGATATAGTAGAGAGGCCAATCCCACGCAGCCTTGCCGCCGTATAGAGCCACCAAATCAACCGCGTGGCCTGTCAGGTGTCTGCTGTTCAATATCTGGCTGGCACCGATCTTCATCATTTCGTGCTGACGTTTTATTGAGCGAACGCCCTCGAGCACTTTAAAGTCAATGTCTGTGATTTTAATGGCCTCGCGCACAACCAGAACCAAATCAGGGTGAACCCCAATTAAATTTTTTTCTGATTGAGCGCCCAGCTTGAAAGTCATTTCTTTGTCTTTGTCTCAACTTCAGATCTGATTGCGGTTGATAGTGCTGCACCGCGTTGGTTTGCCGGCATTGCACCTAAAAACAATTCAATGCGCTTGAGGGTATCCCACCCGACCATTTGCCCTTTTGTCTCAGCCAGGTCGCGCTCTAATGCCGCTAGTCGTGCGTCATGGCTTTTGTATATCTGTGCAATCTCAACAAATCGCTGGGTCATTTCCTGACGCATGGCGTTCTGTTCTTTGTATGTCTGCCATTGCAATGCTGCGCTTGAGGTTATAACCCCACACAAACCCCAGAAAAAGAATTTATGAAGAAATGATTCAGCACTTTCAGCCATTTTCGTTTTCCTTCTCTACCATGCTTTTTAATAAGGCATGGGCTGAGTTTGGGGTAAACCTCCACGCATCTTGTATGCCCAACGATTCCAAACAAGCCTCACTGCAAAACCATTTTGTTTTATTTTGTTTAATCGGCCCAAATGCAAAGCGAATCAACCCAAGAAAATCGTATTTATAGCCCAGATGATTTTCAAACCAATCTCTTGAAATATCCTCTCCAAATAACTCTCTTGGGAGTTCGATAAAATCCCAATTAACAGCATTAAATTCGATAAGCTTAAAGCGTACACCGCCATCCATAAAACTGCTTGACGCTGCTTGGTTATCTTCATAAACCAATTCCATGTGTGAATATAGCCCTCTATCCCACACGGAAACCAGTTTATTAAAAAGACGGTGTTTACCCTTATAAAATGCGGCTTTCATGTTTTCTCATTCACATTTAATGTCTTTTTGATAGATTCGCCTTTCAAATCTATCTTTACCAATAACTGCCTGTGATTTTATCCCATTAGGTAGCCATTGCATATTACTTACTGCATCACAGCCACCGCAGGCAAGTGGTATCACGTGGTCAATCGCCCAGCCTTTACAAGCGCCGGACGTTTTCCAATCTACTGGGCACGGGTGAATTCTTTTAAATTGTGCAATAACAGCACTGCTTCTGCTAATTGACCCATCATCATCACGCTCAGGAGTTCCGCAATAGCGTAGTTCCTCCATTGCTGGCAATTGCGCAAATGAATAATCAAAAGAAAATGCCATCATTAACAAAAGTAGAATTTTCATTTAAGGTTCCGTTGATAGTACAGTTACGGCATTGCCTGGCCATAATATGCACAATTGAGTTTTACCGGATCCATTGTCTCGAGTGAACAATCTAGCTCGGTTGGCTACTGGCTGACTTGGAGTTGCGGCCAATTCTTGCAATTCCAAAAACTCACGGGCAATGATTCTACGTGGTCGATTGTTAGCGCTTCCAATATCATAGACGCCATCATCCGAGAATTCCAGACTTCCCCTCGCCTGCCCTTGCCAAAGCGATAGACTGCCCTGAGTGGCAAGCGGGTTGGTAATGATCGAGCGCATTGCAAACGCATAGCACAGGTCACTGAACATGAATGTGCCAAGTTGCGGCAAACCTTGGCGCAAGTGGTGTGACATTGCGTGTTCAAGTGCGACAGCGCCTTTGCGTGGTTCCTGACGGAATCGAACCGCTACATAAGCGATAACCAGCGATGCCAGCGTATCAGGGTTACGATTCCACCACGTCGGGAATACACGGTTTACAAATTCGTAACCATGCCCATAAAGGTCTGCAATCAACTCCGGCGATGACGCAACCGGCACCTGATGCAATTCTGGGAAAATTGCAGCCATCATATCGGGATAGAAAGCCGTGTTTACAGTCAGAGCGTTATCGGCAAATCGCCATTCTTTAGTAGACGCCTGATATAGCCCTCTAATGCCAGATGCAACGCCTGCGGCAATGTTTCCATAGTAAGTGGTGTCCGCATCACCGATGACCGCCAGCATGTCTGAAAATGCTTTCAAACCGCTGTAATTCTCGCAATTATCTTGCAAGTAGCACACAGGCCATTTGTCCACAGCATTCGAGTGCAACTCATTCTGAAATGTCGTAATCAAACCCTGCGCGAGCGGGTATTGATACTGCCATTGGCAAGTTCCATCGGTAATGATGATTGTCGGGTCTGTGCTGCTTGGGCCGGATCCGCTCGATGCTGATGTGCCAGAGGTAACGCACAGATAAACCGAGCCATTAGTCTCACGGTAAATGCCTCTTGTGTATGCAGTAGACACCGCCCAAGTGGTGTACGTTTTCTGGCACCGTGCAAGGTTAGCGAATGCTACATTTTTCAGAGTAGCGAGGTTCGTCTGCCCATGCACGTTTGTAGACGACAGCCAAGAATAATTATTTTGAATCTTGAGCCATTGCGCCACCAGACGCAAAAAGGAAGATGCATAAGCGTCATGAGAATCAGGAAACCGCACTGAGTATCGGTCTGTCTGTACATCATGCACGTACCAATCGGCACCGGTTGTGAACGCTCCAATCGGGTTTAAGAACATCCAAGTAACAGAACCATCGCTGATATTGTCAGATGTTCCTGATGGTGCCGTAGCCCCCGTCGTGCCCGCTGTCTTGGCCTGATAGATATTGCCAGATGAAAAACGACGTGTGCCGATACTTACAACCTGACCAGTAGCCCAGTTCGGATATTCGCCCACATGCGGGTAAATGTATTTCCATGTAACGGTACCGTCCACAATGGCGCCGCCTGTTCCTGATGGCGCTGTAACGCCAGTGGTGCCTGCCACAGTGCACTCGTACACGTTACCATTGATGTAACGCTTCATGCCCTTCTGGATGGCAACACCGGACAGCCAACGGGTGATAAGGTTGAATACGTAAGCATCAACGTATTCTTGGATGCGAGCATTTGATAGGCGGTCGATAACGTAAAACAAACCAAGGTTTGAGAAGTACCAGACCACGCCGTTATTCACGCCCCACCGGTATGAGCCCTGCACGTCGAACTCAGCAATAAAGAACCATTTGCAAGTGCCATCCACAAACACAAATTGCTCTAGCACTGGATCCCACGTTGTGCCGACATAGCCGGTAGGGGCACTTGCCGCGCCTGTTGTTCCGCTTTGAACACAGATGTAAAGATTGTCACCGATCTTTACTTTCGATGCGTAATTGAAAAATGTGCTAGGCGCATACGTCAAAGCACCAGACTTCGGAATGTCAAAATCGCCAATGATCTTATTAAAATCAAGCGACGCCTCTGGCACATAAACACGTTCAGTAGAAACACGGTTCCGCATGTCCGACACGCCAGTGATTTTCGATGCGTCAGTCTGCACTCGACAAATCTTTGCTTTGTCGTTTTCCTCAGTCAATAGCCAATACGTGGCGTTCGACTTGACGAACAATTGCCCTGCTTTGTCGACATAAACATCGGTGTACGTACTGGCAGAAAATGAAATCGTCTGCCCGGGAAAGGTAACTTGCACACCCTCTACCCAAGCAACGCCAGTTGTGAATGTTGCCGTGAATCCACTCCAGCCACCAGCAGGCTGCTGCGGAAGCAAGCCACTAATCACATATGGGTAAGAATTGTTGGCACCGTCTGCCGCTGCCGTTGATTCGATTTCCTCAAACAGAGATGACATAATTGTCTGCTGCTTACGGTCACGAATCAGAATCGAATAATTGCCGGGCACATAGATTTTTGCAGGCGAACCGTTTCGATCAGCAAACCCGTTAATCGTTCGAATAGGCTGCGATGCAATGTTAGTAAATCCAGAATCCCAATACACATTGACAGGGTTTGTTACTGGGTTTTGACCGTATTCACCAAAGTACAGATAGCCAGCTTCAAGCGGGGTGCCATCAATGTCGTTGTAAACCTCAAACGGGTTTCTTGCAAGTTGGGTCATTATTATTCTCTCTTATCTAACAGTTAGCTGACCTGCTTTTGAAGTAGATTTTTCTTTTAAAATTTCCTTCATTGATTTCAATGCATTTTCTCTATTTATTCCACGCAAATCTTGTAACTTTTCAAAAGCCAAATCCATAGCTTTTTGAGCTGCCTTGCCTCGCGCTATTGATTCGCCAGTTTCAATTGCTTGTGAAAATTGCCCTTTTAGCGATGTGTCTGCCGCAGAGCCAAACATTCTGTCTAATTCATTTACAAAAATCAGTTGATTGATAACATTATCGTTAGATTTCATTCCGTATGATGATGCCGTTTTTTCTATATTGTCTAGTGCATCAATCATATTAACCCGAGAAGAATAATTACTTGTTAATTTTCTTGCGGCAGTCCCGATTGCTTTATTTGCATTTTCAGAATCTAAATCTATATTTGTTCCAATTGCTTTTTGAATATCTGACAGCGAAGATGTTGTTTGAGAGTATTTGCTATTTGCTTTTTGATATTCTGGAAATTTTTCACCAAGAGATTGATTTAAATTTCTGCGAAGATTTTTTAAAATTTTTTCAGCTTGATCGGTTAATGGCGTGCCAAGTGATTTTGACCCCCAGCTAACTTGTGTATCTATAAATCTTTTTGCATTGTGAACCCCATAAGCATCAGGTGCATTAACATCGCTTAATCTTTTTAATACTGAGTTTAAAATTTGTTTTGCTTTTTTATCGCCTTGAATATCAGAGTTTTTTAAGTTTGCACTTATAACACCACTAGGTGACATTTCTACTTTTACGCCAATTTTTTCTAATTCATTAACAAATGAATTTATAGCCTGATTATAATTAACAGTTTGACCTTTTAATTGTGTTTCAGCTATGTTTTGAATTTCTTCTCCAGCGTTTTTTCTTTGTTTTGCAACAAATTGAATTTTTTTATCTATGGTTTCACCAAGAACGTCTGACGGTCTATTTTGAATTCTAAACTTTTCGCTTTTTTGCCCAAGTTCAAAGCTATTGAGCATTTTATTCATTGCTTTTTTATCAATATCAGACGCGGTTTTAATACTTGCAACCGCACCCTCTTTCCAGCCTTGTTTTAATGCTTGTTCAGCGTTTACGTCTGGAATTACTTGGGAGCCTGAAAGCTTAAACTTTACAACGTCCGTTGAGTCTGGCTCTGATTTTAATTTCCCATAAATTTGTTTTATTTTTTCTGGTGAAATTTTTTCTTTGACTGTCGATTTAATACTTTCAACAGATTCACCAAAAGTTGGCTCTTTGCGCTCAATAATCCCAGCGCCTTTCGGTGCAATGGCCTGCGCTGTTTTTTGTGTGACCGTCCTTGCAATTTGAGGCGCAGCAGGCAACAAACTCCCTCCAATAGTTGCAGCAATCTGTCCGGCTGTTCCAGCTCCAGATTCTTTTGCGATCTGACCAGCCGCACCGCCAGCCGCAGCACTTGTAACCTGCATTGAGGGGGCGGAAGAAATCAATTGACCAATGCTCTTTATAATCGGCGATGAAGCACTTGCAAGCGATTGACCGGCGGCAACCATACCACCAGCCCCAGAGCCGGCAGCTGTTGTGGTTTGAATAATGCGTTCAGCCGCTGTTTTTGGCTCTGCAACACCTACCCGAGAAAGCAAGTCCTCCATTGCTTGGGTTGGAAGCGTGTACTTTGTTCCAAGCAAGCTATTTATAGAGCTAACAACAGGGTCTCCAATCATGCCGGCCAACGTTGCCGCACCAGCTCCAGCTATGGCTCCCGGTATAGCTCCAACACCACCAATTGGAGCGCCAGCCATAGCGCCCAAAGCCGCACCAGTTGCAGGCAAAGCCAATCCCCTAGTTGCTGCCCCTGCCATTCCTGCAAGTGTTGTAGTCGGCTCCTCAGTAGTCAAAGATGATCCGCCAAAACTTTCAGCAATTTTTGAATAGTCTATTTGCTCTTGAGGCGGTGCGTTTTCTTTTTTTCCAGAAACCCCGCCCAGACTTTTAGCTAGTGCGTCATAGTCCATTATTTAGCCCCCAATTGCTTTTTTAAATTCATCTGCTGCTTTTTGATTTGGGAATGTGTATGGTTGTCCATTTGGAGCTATTACGGTAATTCCTGAATTGATTTTTGGAATCTGTGGCACTTGATATCCACTCGGGGCGGCACGGCCAGCGCGAGACTTTAAAGAATCTAAATACATTGGTATGGCAGCAAGTTTCTGCTTGCGCGTTTCTTCGTCATCAGTGAAAAGCGGGGTTAATTCTTCAAGTTTTTGCTTGGCTTCATCTTTATTGACTCCGGCACCAGTGGCGGCACGAAGCAATGCTTCTGATAAAGAGCTTGCAGCCTGAGTAAATTTTTGACGCTCTGTTCCTCGCGCTAACGCTGCGCTTCCTTCGCCAATCAAAGGCAAAGCTTTGACAGCAGATTCAATTACACCGGGTGCTTCGGCTCCAGTTTTTTTACCCTCTTTTGTGTACATTGCGCCGAGCATGTTGTTGTAGGCATTTGTGGCTTGCGCCAACCATCCAGATGCTTTGCGCTCATCTTCCGTTGCAACACCGCCACCACCCTCTGTTTTTTTGCTCGGAAGCGGAAGCCCACTTAATGCAGCCTGAAGGTCTAAACTCAACATCTTCCCCTGTGAGTCAAGATTTCTTGTTTCTACTTTGAACTTGTTAATCTGTGCCTGCTTAAATCCAAGATCAGAAAGTCTTGTATTTAATTCAGTGTCGGCTTGAATTTTTTCTTTTCTTGCCTTAGCCTGCTCAAATTCACGGACTGCTTTTGCTTTGGAAATTTCATCTGTCGCAGTTTCAACTTTTATTTTTGCTTCTGCTTCTGCCTGAGTTGCTTTTGACTGCGATTCAGAAATCTCAGACGGTGCCTTGTGAATCTCTAGCCATTTTTTAGGGTCGAGTGATGCGCCGATAATACCAACCGCAGATTTTGCAGCCTCTGGGTTCGTATTGATCGCAGAAATGACCTCCTCATAATCCGAGAAGTCTCTCCCTGAGT